AATTGTGCAGCAGATTGCGTATCAATGGCAGACATATTTTCAATATATGGTCCGTTATAAACTACCTGTGGCTGCTGCATCCCTGCCATACTTGGAGCAATAGTATTAGGAATTATTGTTCCTCGCTGCGATGGAATAAATAATTCAGGACCGTTTTCCCCAACAATTGCTGGACCATCGATATCGCCGCCAGTTGCTCTAGTTTGAAATGCCACGCCAGCATTAGCAGGAGTTGTTGCCGCAGCAGGAGTTGGCGCAAATGAACTTAATAGCATCCTGAAAAAGTACGATGCTTGTGCTTGCAATTCTATGCGGATCAAATCTTTCACAACTGAAATTGCAAAATCCTCAAAACTAAATTTGCCAGTTTCAACAAAGTTCCCGATTGCCGCTTCCATATTGCTCATTACGGATTGGAACGATGCTGCACCACGATTAAACGCCATTTCAGCATCTTCTTGGAAACGTCTTGCCGCATACTCCCATCCGCTTACAAAACTTCTTTGACGCTCTATTTCCTTTTCAAGATTTTGTTGTCTGGCTTGATTTACCTGTTCAATTGCAAGAAGTTCAATATCGCGCACTTCTTCAATAGATTTGATTCTTTGCTCATAACGTTCACGCGCACGTTGACCACCACCTTGACGCTGCAATTCATATTCGGCGTCTTTCATTTGATCGTTATATTTTTTTTCTGCCTCTGCTAAACGCTGGATGTTTTCCAATGCAAGCATAGACAAATTATATTGATTGGTAGAAAGCAAATAACGATTGTTTTCCAAATCCAATCTTTGTTTTTCAACATTTAAATTTGCGGCAATATTTGCGATATCACGACCTTTTTGTTGTGCAATATCCAATGTAAACATTTTGTCTTCAAGTGCAAACTGCTCTTGAGTCACACTTGTTCTTAATTTTTGCAATTCAACAATTGCACCAATCTGCGTCATTTCATCAATCAATATTGATAAAATATTGGCTTCTTTTAATTCTAAATCTTTAACTGTTTTTCCTGACTGCTCATATACTTTATTTATTTCTTTTGTTTTTTCAGCGGTATCAAATTGAACTTTTTTAATTTGCTGACTTGCATCAATCTCAATTTTTTTCAATGCATATGCAGACGAACCAAGTTCAAATCTTTCTCTTTCTAACGAAAGCAATTCTTTTTCATTTGTTGTTTGTAACTTTAATCCCAATTCTCTAGATAAAGTTTGGTCTTTAATATTGCGAATATTTATTTCGTGCTGCCTAGTTTGTTGCTGTATCAATACTTCTGTTCTTGCTTGTTGAATAGCAACAATTTTATTTTTTTGTTCTTCATAAGCAATAGACGCTAATTGATTATTTTTATCACGTTCAGCAGCATCTTCCGCTGACTTGCCAGACAGTTCATATGTTCTTTGTATATCTGCCAAATGCATAGCGTGTTCAGCACTCGCTTTTGCTAAATCATTATTGGCCTCTACTTCCAATTTTTTTATTTCATATGCGTTCTCACCAAGTTCGTATCTTTGTTTTTCTAATGCAATTAAAGATGCTTCTGAAGCATACTCAGCATTATTAACCGTTGATCTTTTATCATATTCAATCTGAATATTTTCCATTGTGAGTTGATGCTCACGTTGCACTCTTTGTTGACGCAGTGCATTTTCTATTCCAAACTTTCTTACTCGCGCATCGATTGCTGCTGTTTCTTTAGCGTTAATCAAGTCAACTTGCGCTTTATCTTTGCCTCTTTCTTTTGCTGCTGCGTTACGAATTTCAGCAATATCATTTGCCAAATCCAACATCATCTTTTCTTGTGATATTGCCTTGTCACCTAAAACAATTCCTTTTGCGTCTATAGCAAACATCTTGTCTGCTATATCTGCTTTCTGTTTTATCAAATCAATTTCAAGTTGTAATGCTGCGCGAGCCTCGGCTCTGCGTTTTGCTTCTTCCGCTGCTTTATTTGCTTCTGCTTCTTTTTTCTTTGATAAGGTTTTGTAATCTCCCGGCTTTGCTTCCTTTGCAATTGGTTTTGCAGCATTTGCAGGTTTAGCGTCATAGTACGTTCCTACTATTGCCTCTCCCGGCATTCCGCCAAATGCTGCACCAAAATCAATTTCAGCGCCGCCACCTTTTTGCAATCTTTCGTATTCTTTGCGTATATCTGAAATATGATTTACCAGTAATGCAAATGGCATTACTAATTTTTGAACTACATTCAACAGTTCTTTGAATGTGGCCTCAATATTGCCCCATGCTTTTGCGTTTTCTTCAATTGCTTTCAACAATAACGGATCGCCTAACTCTTTGTAGTTATCTACAAAATCTTTCCAGTTGGTTCCTTTTACTGCTTTGCCAAGCAATTCAGTTTGCAATGCTGTTCTTTGTGTTGCGTTTTCTACTTTTGATAATTCTTGGGCAACACGTTTAAACAACTCTCCTCATTCAAGTTCTTCTACATCTTTTCCGCTAATACCTAATTTTGCAAATGATTCGCGCAATTCATCACTTCCTTCTATCGCGCCTTGTTGTGCAATAGCAAGTTTCTGTAATGCGCCTCCTGCGTTTTCTGCGCTACCACCAGAAGCAACAAATGCCGCTTGCATTGCCATCATTGATGATGTGGCAACATCAAATGCTTTAGCAGTATCCTCAATTTGATCTGCATATTGAAATGCTTTGCCAACAGCCAATGCAGCAGCAGCGACACCAGCAAGTCCTCTTGCCGCCATCCCCATAAATTCATCTTGTGCTTTTTGTGCATTACGCAAAGCACGTTTTTGATTCATTTCAAATTCGCGCGTTTTCTTTGTGGCATCATCAATGCCAGAAATAAATTCCTTGTTATCTAAACCAAGAATGACACCAAGACGCGCAATTAATGACATGATTTATCCTTTGCTCAATTTTGCTTGTTTCGCTTTATATTTTTGTATTTGCGTTTGTATGTTTGCTTTTAATTTGTCTACTACTTTATTTTGATTTTCTTCTAATGCCGGTCTAAGGTATGGACGCGCCGCCATTCGCACAGTTCCAAATTCACGTTGCATTGCAGTTATGCCTCGCTTAGACAATCCTTTTGGCGTTTTAATTGTTTTGTTGTGATTCTTTGTTCCGTATTCGACAAACATTGCACGACCATCTGACACATCATTGCCTTGTTTATTGATTAATGCTGACACTTGAGCAATAACCAAATCTGATTCAGATACATATCTAGAACGGCGATCTTTTGATCGCGCTAATCTTGCATCTACTCGCAATGTTCTTTGTAATTGTCCAGTGTCGTAACCATGTCCCGGAACCAATTTTGATTTAGCGGAATCCAAAACAATTTTCATTGCATCTTTTGCAGCAGGAATTAAAACATTTTTATCTGCGCTTTCAACGCCATACTCTTTGCTTATTTGCTCAAGCAAATACGCTAATTCTTCTGCGCCATACACTGCACTTTGTTTTGGACCACTCATTTTATGTATGCTTCCGATCCGCGCTGCGATGCCATAAAGGTTTTTAATCTTTGGTTTACTTCTTGCTGCTTTTGTTCTTCGGTCAATGGAGGATAAATATATTCATGCGCCGATCCTATTATGTCTTCCAAAGAATATGCTTTGCTTTTGTCGCTTCTTAAATAATTAAACACACCGGCAGTCAAACTCCCAAGTGTGCTTATTATTTTTTTATTGCCTATAATCCCATCCGCATATGAAACCATCACCAAACGGAAATCATCTTCGCTCATTGCATCTGGATCACCACCATGCGCCAGCACATATGCGCGTGTCTGCAAACGCAATGAGCCAATTAGTTTTTTCTTGCTTCTTCATATCCGGGCGAAATAACTTCCGCAATTTTTTTCATTAACTCTAACTGCACAGGAAATGGAAATTCATCATTAATTTCCTGATACGTCAAAGCATCCATGCTTGCGCCTTCCATTTCTGGCACAAGCAATTTGACCATTTCCAAAATACGCTGTTCAGTTTGTGCAGACATTTTTGCCAACTCTTTCGTTGACCGTCCATCCACAATGACATCATCTTTGGTATATACAATATTTTCGCTTTGCAAGTCTTTCTTTTTTTGCATTAGCGGTTCGATCAATTCTTTTGTTTTTGCTTCTACATCAACTTCAGAAACTCGCTTGTTAATTGCTTCCAATTCAATTGCCAATGGAACACGAACTTTAAATTTTTGACCTGCTAATGTAAAAGAACGTGTGCGAAGTGTCTCTTGGTTTACTTTAAGAAGTTCTGAAAGTTTCATTTATGCCCTCAACATTTTGTCGTAAATAGTATCGTTTAATTTCTTCACATAATCGACCACTTCTTCAGGTGTCATTTTATCTGCGTGAAGTATTGCAATTTTATATGCGGCATCTATACCAGCAATTCGTTGCTGCTGAAAACCAAACCAATTTTTTTGACCACTATTGGATTGGCTAATTATATAAGTTAGCAAATCCTGAGAGTTATTTATTTGTGTCATGTTATATAAAGATGCCTCCCGAAGGAGGCATTCTGTTTAGGAGTTGGACCAACCATAGGAATTGCCGCCAACTGGATGAATGGTAAATTCAAACTTACCTTCAGCCGATGGGGACATATCCCACTTCAGACCACCGATGCGACCATTGAATGCATACGCAACAGTATCAGTGCCATC